TATGCCGGGGCATAAGTAATGCTCGTCCCCAGCGCTCTCATTTTAGGCATTTACTCGCCTCCCAATCAGTTGGCGGTCACAACACCGCTGATGCGCAGGGTCGCGCCAAAGCCAACGATACCATCAACATCAGCCGCGCCGAGGGTGAAGGATTTGACATAGGCTTGGAAGGTCGCGCCACCTGCCCCAGCTCCGCCAGGGAAAGTGATAACCACCGCCTTCGCTTCGCCGTTGCCGTAGCCCGTAATCAACTCCTGTTGACCTGCATCAGCCTTGTCATAGTAGCCGCTCAGCGTGACCTCGCCAGAATCCTTGAAACCCTGTAGGAACTCCCTGTAGCCGCCCTGGCTGTCCAGTGTGGTCGCGTCCAGTTCTTCGCTGTCTGGCGTAATTTCACCGATGCTCGTCAGCGCACCGATGGTCTTCGCATTGAAAGTGATAGTAGTACCAAGCGCCCTGGTTTTAGCCATGATTTTTTACCCCTTTATTGATAGATTTTTTGTTCATCGAGCCGAATCAAGGCCCGGTACCGCATGTTCTTGTGATGCACCCGCGTGTCGCTCTCGTATAGGTCATATGAGAATGTCCGTTTAAGCCTTAGTGCCGCAAGTGCCGTGTCCACTGCTGATGCCATGGTTGCGGTCGCTTCGGGTGTCGTTGCCCACACATCAATCGTGTACTCCACCTCGGTCACAAACTCGTTGCCGTCCGCTTGCCCGTACTCGCGGTTGTTTGACTCGTACCAAGTCACGCAAGGCACATTCATTTCGCCTTGAGGGTACATATATAAAACGGTGTAACCCGTGCCTGACAGGGCGGTATAGACCTCTGCTTGTAGGCTGTCCATCATCCACCCCCTGCTGTTCGTTTGATCGCCGTTTCCAATTCTTTCCGGGCGAGTTGCTCAAAGGTCGATTTGTTAGCGTTTAGCGCGGGCATCATGTACGGGTGCGCCGCCATCTTGACCGTTCCCATTTCTTGATATAGCGCGTACTCGACATTCGTGTACACCGTGCTTGTTGCCGCTTCTATGCTGCGCTCGTGCTCTGTTGAGATGCTCTGCTTTAGATTGCCCGTGTCAACAGGCGCGTTGTCCCGCGCGTCAGCTTGTGCCGCTAATGCTGTTTGTTTTGTTGCCTTTTCAAGCGCGTCCAGCACATTCCCGCCCATGCGGTCAAGTTTGCGCATCAGGCTGTCCAAGCCCTTGATTTCAACAGCCATGTCATGCCCTCATTTCGATGGTCAGGCTTGTTAAGTCCTGCCACTTTGACACGCTCACGATGAGCCAGGGCGGGTCTGTCGTTGCTTCGTCATCAAGCCAAATCCCGTCACCAATCGCATATGAGCCGTTGGGCAGGATGCACAGCCGCATTCGGTCGGCGCGTTCGCCGTACTCTGCCCGCATTTGTGACGATTGCAAGGGCTGGACATCGCCGTATACCTCATCGGGCTTGCCTGCCCATGTGACGGTCACGCTGCCCATGCTCCCTGTCGAGAGCGTGGGCGCAAGGTGCTTAATCAGCGTTTCACGGCGTTTCAGGTGTCGCATTGACATTCACCACCCTTGCCAAGGTATACGCCCTTAAGAGGGCTTGCAGGGCGGGAGGGAGCGCATCATAGGTGACGGATACCCCGCCCTCGCTATGGCTGCTCTCGCCCTCCGCGCCGCGCTTGCCCCACGCACCAACGGCAATGTCAACCTGTGCGCCTTCAAGGGCTGTCGGTACTGATGCCTGTCCAGTCACGCCAAGGATGAAATATTCTGCGTCCTTGATGTACTGCCCGATCAATGCGTCTTGCGTTGCGTCAGTTATGTCCGCCCGCGCCTTAAACAACACAAGTTTTTCATTGTCCGTCATGCGTTACTCCTTATGCGGCGCCTTCGGCCTTCGACGCTATCTCGGCATTGCCGGCGGCGAAAATAAAGCCGGTCGCCTTTTTCGCTTCAACAACGGTCACAAATTCGCCCGTGGTCAGCGCAACGCCAGCCTCCGCGCCGGAGGTCATCTTCGTCCAAGTGCTGTCAATCTTGTCGCCGTACAGCGCAACAGGAGCGACAACAGCCGCTTTGTAGTAGTATTCGTTGGCCTCCGTGCCGACACCGCCATTAGTGACGGCCAGAACGGTATTGCCAACCGTGGTGCCGTGAGCCGTAGATGTCACGGTCAGCGCGGTGATGTACTTCGTGCTGATGCTGGCTTCAATATCACGCACAACATCATACTTGCCATCGCCATCCACCAGCGTCACGCCAAGGTAGGATGCCACATCGTCCAGCACATCCCTCGGCAGTTTGTCCAGCGCGGTCAGTTCATGTTTGTTTGTGTCCTTGTCGATGCCAGTAATCGCGTCAAGGTACGCAATGGCCGCGGTATCATCCTCATCAACAGCAGCAGCGCCGTTGTACCACTTCACCGCGCCCTGATCGCCGTTGTAGTTCTCATTACCAAAATATCTGGGCATTCTTCATCTCTCCTTACGCAATCAGCAGATTGTCAACGCGAACGATGGAGGACAACGCCTTGACGGCGATGCCCGCAATCATTTCAACCTCGCCGTCCTGCACGGGATTGCTGTTGGTCTGGAAGTTCGGGGTGTAGGTCTTGACAAGCGGGCCAGCGGGCGCGATTCCGTGGACGCCGTCCATGCCGAGGCACACGCCATAGATGCTGGTCAGGCCGCCAGCCGAGGTCGGGATGATAGGCGTGGTGCTGCCGGGCCTGTCGCCCAAGGGCATGACAAGGCTCGGGCCCCACTGCGACACTTCATAGCCGTACTCGGCTTTAGTGGCGGTGTTGATGCCCAGCCTGTCCATGATGCTCTGCCACACAGCATACATGTCATTGTTCATCAGCCAAACATCGGGTGCGCGCATCAGACGGGCGCGGGCGCGGCGCATGAAGTCAGCGAACGCAGGTGCGTTGGCGGTGATATTCGTGCTGTCATTGAGGTCAAGGTTGCCGGCGGTAATCACCTGATTGGCCGCGCCAGTCAGGATGAAATCAAGGCCGTCAAACTCGCCGAGATCGGGATCCTGCACGGCAACCCCGTTAATGAACTGGACCGGATTTCCGG